GATCTTGACTGCCACGTCTTCAAGGTTCCCAGCGTCGAACGCCACCACCACGCAGTAGCCGGTTGCCGCATGGATGGATGCGCCCGTTGACCATCCCTCGCAGACGATGACGGGGGCGGCCTTGCTGGGCTTGCCGATGAGTGAGTAAGCGCCCTTCTTTGGCGTGCCGGTCAGGAACTTTTTGGAGCCGTCCGGCTGAATGATCTGAAGCCCGACCAGAGCGCCGGGGCCGTGCCGCATGGGTACCAGAAGCATGTCGCGCAGCACGCGGGCGCCGGTGGTGGGCACTTGCTTGGCGGTGGCGTAGGGGTGGCTCGATTCTTTCGCCGATGCCCACATGCTGGCTGCTTTTTCGGCGGCAGATGCTGCGGCCTCGGCGGCCTCGCGGGCTTCGGCTTCTATGCGGGCAGCGCGCTCGGCGGCCATGCGCTGCAGTTCGGCGGGATCGATGGGCTTGCGGTCCTGGTAGGTGGGCTTCCAGCCGCCCTCCTTGGCCAGCGCCACCAGTGTGCCGATGCCTGCCTTGGCGGTGCCGTTGCCCGAGCGGCAGGACTTCCACACGTCGCGGGCATCGCGTGCGTTGTAGTTTGGAGCGCCCTGGCTCCACTGGTCCCAGGCCTCGAAGGCCATTTCGCCATATTCATCGCGCAGAACGTAGGCCATCTTGACCCACACATCGCGGACCTCGACGCCGCGAACGAACGACAGCATGCGCTCGGCCGTCTCAAGGGAAATGGGGTCTCTTTGCCCGGTGGCAGGTTTGTTCATGCCCTGGTGTCTGAAAGACTGGCGCGTAAAAGGTGGGGCGGCCCTCGCCAGGGTCGGGCCTCGTCATCCGGGGATCAGCCGAATCTAGCCCCGTAAACAGTGTAGCACGGAATGATGTGGAAATCGCAACACTCAGCGCACAGCATTGGATATTCTCTGGCCGATCCACCGCACGACGGGCACGGCCCATGAGTTGCCCAGCGCCTTGTAGCGCGGTCCGTCGGGGCACTCGCTGGCGGGTTTCTTGCGCCATGGGATGGCCGTGTAGTTGTCGGGGAAGCCCTGCAGGCGTTCGCACTCGACCGGGGTCAGGCGGCGGACTTGCATCGCAGGGAATACGACATTCGGCCCCAGCCCGGTATCGCTGCTGTCCACCTGCTTGCCGTAGTTGCTGGTGATGGTCGGGCTGGTGTCGCGAACCGCCACAGCCCCCACCCCGATCCCGCCTCGCCCACCGTTCGGCGTCAGCAGCGCGTTGGCCGTGCCGTCCTGCCGGTATTCAAGGTTGTGGGTGTCGCCACGGCCACGGATGGCCAGCGTGTAAGGCTGCGCCACCGGCACCAACGGCGTGCCGCGTCCAGTGCCGTCCTCGCTCGCGTCGAAGCCCTCGCCCCGCAGGGAGTGGGCCACCATCGTGGTGGATTCCCAATCCTGCGAACTGCCCTCTCTGGTGGCGATGCAGCGGGCCACGTCGGGCGCATGGACCACCTGCAGACTGTCGGCAGTGTCTACGTCTGTTCCGGGTGGCCGGTCGCCGCCTGTGCGGTTACCACCAGCTCGCAGGGTCGGGCAGACCTGAACTACTCCCCCGTCGCAGTCGAAGTCGGTGCCGAGGCCACCGCCTGCAGTGCTGCGTGAAGGGATGGTGGGAGCGACTTTCCCCGCTTCTCGGCGCGGCGCAGTATCCCGGCGCAGGCCGTCGAACTCAAAAAGAACCGCTGCGGGATCGAACCCGTCTCGAGCACTTGCGACAACGAACACACGGCGGCGTCGTTGGGCCACTCCGAAATATTGGGCGTCTAGGGTCCGCCAAGCGACTGCCCTCTGTGGTCCATACACACAACCACTGTTTGTCCATTTTTCCCCTGCCGGGACGAGCGGCTCATCTTCTCCGGCAAGCCCAGCCAGAAAGCACCCGAACGCATTGTCGGCGGTCGATAAGACTCCGGGGACGTTTTCCCAGAAGATGATGGCGGGGGGCTGGCCTCGGAGGCCTCGAACATGGTCAATTGCATCAGCGATCTCGCAGAAGGTGAGTGAAAGATTGCCGCGCGCGTCGTCAAGCGACTGCCGCAGGCCGGCCACGGAAAATGCCTGGCAGGGTGTCCCGCCACAGAAAATGTCCGGCGCCTCGACCTCGCCAGTCAGGATGCGAACCGGCAAGCGGGTCATGTCCCCGTGATTGGGCACCTCGGGGTAGTGATGGGCCAGCACAGCGCTGGGGAACGGCTCAATCTCGGCCAGCCATGCAGCCCGCCAGCCCAGCGGGTGCCACGCCACGGATGCGGCTTCTATGCCGCTGCAGACGCTGCCAAACCTCATACAGTCTCCAAAATGGTGTTGCGATTTTCGCATCATAGCACAGACAAAGCAGCCCGTGCGTCCTCCACGCTACGCACCACCTCCGCGATCGCCCCACGCGCACGCATGGCGGCGAGGAATGCCAGCTGCTGCGGGCTAGCCCGGCCGGTGGCGGTCTTGACCTCCAGGTAGAACGCCCGAGCGTCCCCTGCCCTGTGGCCGAACAGGTCGGAGAACCCCACCGGCAGACCAGCGTGCACCGGGCGGCCGTCGCGGGTGTAGAACAGACCTACGTTCGCGCGCGCCACGAAGTGCCCATCCTCCGACAGCGCCAGCATGATCTGGCGCATGACGTCACCCTCACGCACGCCCAGCCTTCCACACCGACCGCACCAGATCACCCAGCGCCAAGCCGGCCTCGTTGCCATGCTTGCGCTCCCAGTCCGCCAAGAACTGCCTGCGCTCCTGGATGGTCGGCAGCGCCAGCACATGCCGGGCCAGGCACTCCTGCTTGAAATCCTCGCAGTACGAACACACCACGCGCCCGTCGTGGAGCGTCACCACCGGGCCGTCCTCGCAGCGGCTGCAGCCGAGGCACCCTGCACTCGCCGCGCTCACAGCGACAGCTCCAGCTGGTCAGACCGTGCGGCGGCGGACTTGCCAGCCACGCCAGGGCGAACAGCGCCCAGCTTGCGGGCGGCCAGGGCCACGAGGCCAGCACGCCGGGCACACTTCGGGCCGACGGGGTGGTCGGCAATGAACACCAGCGCCGTCAACGTGGCGCGCCCGCACAGGACGCAACGCATCCCACTCACAGCACCACCGCCACAGCAACCACCACGGCCGTCCACAGGCCCAAGCCCAGCACCACGCCGAGCAGGATGCCGCGCGAGGCGGCGAGGTCGTCATCGTCTTGGGGAAATCGCATCATCAGAACCCGCAGTAGCCGCTGCTGCAGTGGTTGAACATCGACTCCTGGCGGTCGTCGTACTTGCCTCGGTCGGAGTAGGCCCAAGCCACCACGCGCCTGATGCCCTTGGCGCCGCCGTGCCGCGCTGGCCGGAACATGGTCTTGCCGACCGCGGCCTCCAGCGCCTCAACGCGGGAGATGTCCTCCTCGGTGAGCTGCCGCAGATCGCCCCGGTTTGCATTCACACACGGCGCGCATTCCTTGCTGCGGTGCGGCAGAGCGGCAAAGCCAGCGCGGGCCAACAACTCGTTACGCATCGCGTCGGTGTGCAGATACAGCGGGTGCCAGACGCGGCGATCGCCGTGGTACTCGCTGGACTCGATGAACTCGGGCGTGTCGGCGCGCTCCTGCGATTCCTCCCGCCGCTTGCCGATCATCACTGTGGCCTCGCCGCTCGGGTCTACCTCATCGATCCAGTTGAGGAATGGAACGCCTTTCAGCATGGCGCTGCACCACTGGTATCTCTGGCTGGGAAATCCCTTTTTCTGGACCATCAAGTCCTCGAACCCGATGGCGGCTTTGAGGTGAACCGCGCGGTATCCAATGGACTCGACCCAGGCCTCCATGCGGGCCACGCGGTCCAGCCAGCCAGGAGCGGACCAGCCGGTGTCCACAAAAACCACGGACACATCGGGCAGACCCTGCTCGCGCGCCCACTGGATCATTGCCACGGAGTCGTTGCCGTAGCTGCTGCTGATAGCGTATTTCAAGCCATTGCCCTCATTGATTGTTTCGCCGCCCGGGCGCGCAGCACATGTCGAGCCCACAGTTCGGGTCGTTTCATCCCGCGCTGGCGGCCAATCGCCACTAGGTCCTGCTCGGATTGGGCGCGCCCCTGCTCCTGCCGGCGCTGGCGGATCGCCGTGGCGAGGTCCAGCTCCTGCAGTTCGCCCTCGACGTGCTCGACTTCGCGCTTGGCCACCGGGAACTCAAACCCGCAGGCGCAGTGCGTGGCGGCGCTGGCCACCGTGGCGAAGCAGCTGCCGCAGGTTTTCACCGGCACCTCGCTACGCTGGGCGGCCTTCTTCTTCGCGCTGCCGTCGAGCGACCAGACCCGCTCCTCGTCGGGCAGGCCGTGGCGGCTGACGTTGCCGGCGTGGTCGAGGATGATCGCCTCGGTTTTCCCGGGGAACGTGCGCAGCGCCCGGCCCACCTGCTGCAGGTACAGGCCGACGGACTTCGTCGGGCGCAGCAGGATCGCGGCCTCGATGGCCGGAACATCGAACCCCTCCGAGATCAGGTCGCACGAGGCCAGCACCTGGATGCGGCCAGCGGCGAACTCGGACAGCACCGAGGCGCGCAGCGTGCGATCCATCGCGCCGTCGATCGCCTGGGCCGAGATGCCCGCCGCCCGGAACGACTCGGCCACATGCACCGCGTGCTCGACAGAGATGCAGAACGCCACGGCCCGGCGACCAGGCGCCAGCTTCTGGTAGTGCTTGACCGCGTCTCCAGTTATGGAGGGCTTGTCCACCGCGGCCAGCAGTTCGCCGCGCACGAAGTCACCCATGCGGGTGTGCACGCCGGAGAGATCGACGCCAGCCGGCGCGAACAGGCGGTAGGGCGAGAGTGCGCCCAAGTCGATAAGTTCCCGCATCGTCGGGCCCTGCACCATCGCCTGAAACAGATCACCCAGGCCCTCGCCCGACAGGCGCACCGGGGTGGCGGTCACCCCCAGCAGCTTGGCGACGGGGAAGGCCTTCACCACCTGGCCCCAGGTCGAGGTGCTGATGGCGTGGTGGGCCTCGTCGATGATGATCAGGTCGGGCGCCTCGTAGCGGTCGAGCCTGCGCGCCAGGGTGAACACAGAGGCGACTTGCACGGGCCGGCGCCGGTCGGAGATGTAGCCCGGCGCGATCATGCCGTGCGAGACGCCGAAGCTGGTCAGCGTGCGGCTGATCTGGTCGAGCAGCTCAACGCGGTGCGCGAGTATCCAGACCCGCAGGCCCTTCTCGACGGCCCGGGCAGCCATGAACGAAAAACATACGGTCTTGCCGCCGCCGGTCGGGAGGACCAGCAGCTGCGACTGCTTGCCGACGATGAAGTTGGCCCGCGCCCGTTCGATGAGCGTGGCCTGGTAGGGCCTAAGTTCCATCACTCCACCATGATGAGCTGTTCAGCCGTAAGTTCAAGCCCGCGCTGCCTGGCGATGGCGAGTATCTTGCCCTGCATGGCCGTGGGCACACTGCCGCCTGTACCGCCTTCGTTCTTGGGTTTTCGCCAGCGCGAGACGTTGGAAGGGTTACGGCCCAGCTCACGGGCGAGGGGTCGCACGCCACCGAATAGCGTGATGACGGTTTCCGCAGGCGTGGTGCGCGGTGTAGGCCGGGCACGTTTGCGGGGCTTGATGGATGCGTCAGGTTTTTTCATGGGCCTGAGTGTATCTTTTTTTGCACCACCGTTGCAAATTTCGTTTACCGTGATATGATGCGCTTACCGCAACACAAAACCGGAGAGCATATGGATACTGGCCTCGTAATCGTAACCTTCCAGCACAACGTCGGCCACGACGGGGGCGAGCCTTGCTTGGTCACTGGCGAACTGTGCCCGATCAGCGAAACCTGCGAGATCACCGAAGTGCAGACGCCGAACGGCACGGACATACTGCTGTACCTGAGCCGCGGCCAGATCACCGCGCTGGAGAATGCCCTGCCCGCAACGTACCGGCGCCAGCTGCAGGAGGACGACGAGCTGTCCCGCCTCGCCGATTACGTGTGCGCTTATTGAAAACCACCTGGAGAAACCATGAACTACGAATTTGTACCCGGCGACGAAAAGCCCATCGGCAATGGTCGCACAGTGAAGCGTATACGCGCAGTTGCCGCTATTGCGGCGTTTGGTGTCGCGCCTGGCGACCTTGGGGGCTACATAGAAAAGCCTGAGAACCTGTCCGGCGATGCTGAGGTGTCCGGCGATGCTTGGGTGTCCGGCGATGCTGAGGTGTCCGGCGATGCTGAGGTGTCCGGCAATGCTGAGGTGTCCGGCGA